TGTTCCTGATTTTAATAACTACTCACAAACAAGCGTACCTGATGCACCGACTTGGTATAGTAGCTCTGATATATATACTTCTGCTACACTAGATGATAATACCAGTGCTTTCTATGGACTGGTAAATGATAATTTAAAAGGTTTAGGTCAGATGATAAGTGATCAACCTAATATGTGGAGATAATTATGGATTGGTTTCAAAGCAAAACAGGACAGCTTATAGCTTTAGCAACAATAGTTTCTACCTTAGCAGGGTTTGGATGGACTGGAGCACAGTATGTTAATAGAATTGCTAATCTAGAAGCTAAGATTGGTGGTATAGGTGAAACAGAAAGCGAAATGAAAGTGATTGAAGAACGCTTTGCATCTATTGAGACATCAGTGCAGTTTTTAGAAAAAGAAATAGACAGTGTAGAAGTGCCTGATGTAACTGAAATAAAAACAGACATAGCTACCATTAAAGCTGACCTAGAGTTTTTAGAAAAAAATATAAGCAAACTAGAAAACAAAGACGATAATCCGTTGAATGGCTAATGAGTAGAATTTTATTAGGTGTTCTTGGAGTATTAGGTTTATTTACTTTTTTTCTTTGGAACGAAAACTCTAAACTAGCAGAGCTAAATCAAGCATTTGAACTTAGAGATCAAGAACAAAAAGAAGCTATTAAAACTTTACAAGAAGATTTTAAAACACAATCAGAGGGTTTATTAGAAATACAAAAAAAAAATAACGAAATAGAATTAGAAATGACTCGTTATCTTGATATATTTAAAAGACATAACTTAACTAAATTAGCTATTGCTAAACCTAATTTAATTGAAACAAGAGTAAACAATGGAACAAAAAAAGTATTTGATAGCATCGAAGAAGTTAGCAGGACTATTGATGGTCTTGACGATAATCTCCAGTTGCAGTCTGTTTCCGAGTAGACAGCAAGTAGAAATTATTTCCAAACCTATAGAGCGATCTATAGCACAACCAGTTATGCCTCGTGAAATATCATTAAACGATCCTTATTGGTATGTTGTTTCAGATAAAAACTTAAATGAGTTTCTTACACGAATAGAAAAAGAAAGTGGTAATGTTGTATTTCTTGCAATGTCAGTACCTGACTACGAGTTAATGGCATACAACACACAAGAATTAAAACGCTATATAAGTGAGTTACAAGAAGTAGTTGTATATTATAGGAAGGTTACTACACCACAGGGGAACAAATGAACATATCACAAGAAGGAATATCGCTTATAAAAAAGTTTGAAGGCTGTGAATTAGAAGCATACTACGATGCTGTAAATGTATTAACCATAGCTTATGGAAGAACTAAATTAGTAAAGGCTGGTGATACTTGCACACAAGAACAAGCTGATGCTTGGCTAGAAGAAGAGTTACACGAGTATGGTGGATATGTAAATGATGCAGTAAAGGTTGACTTAACACAAAATCAATTTGATTCTCTTACATCTTGGACATACAACTTAGGTCCTAGCAATCTTAATAGCAGCACTATGCTAGTTAAAATTAATGAAAAAGATTGGGATGAAGTGCCTAATCAGATAAAGCGTTGGAATAAAGCAGGTGGCAAAGTATTAGAAGGTCTTGTTAGAAGAAGAGAAGCAGAAGCTCTTTTATTTCAAGGAAAAGATTGGAGTGAAATCTAATGCCTTTAGTTAAGTATATCTTTAGACCTGGAATTAACAAAGAAGGTACTAACTATAGTAATGAGTATGGCTGGTTTGATGCAGACAAAGTGAGGTTTCGCAAAGGTAAACCTGAAAGAATTGGCGGTTGGGATAAGTTTACTTCAGGAAGTTTTATTGGAACTTGTAGAAAACTCTATCCATACAAAGCCATTGATGGAGATCAATTTATAATATTAGGCACTCATCAAAAACTATATGTTCTTAATGGAGATGTGTACTACGATATAAATCCTATTAGAGCTACATCTACCAATGGAGTAATATTTGCTGCAACAAATGGCTCGTCTATTATTACAGCTACAGATAATGATCATGGAGCAATAGAAGGAGATTTTGTTACTTTTGCACAAGCAGTCAGCTTAGGTGGATTAATTACTGCTGAAGTTTTAAATCAAGAATATCAAATAGTAACTGTTTCTACTGCAAACACATATACATTTGTAGCGAAAGATACTGATGGAGCAACTGTTACAGCTAATTCTAGTGATACTGGTAATGGTGGCTCAGGAATAGATGGTGTGTATCAAATTAACTCAGGATTAGATGTCTATGTTCGTTCTACTGGTTGGGGTGTTAATCCTTGGGGAGCAGGAACATGGGGTTCTAAAGCAGATTTATCTTTAACCAATCAATTAAGAACATGGTCTATAGATAATTTTGGTGATGATACTCTTGCTGCACCTAGAGGTGGACCAATATATTTTTGGGATGAATCAACAGGTTTAAGCACTAGAGCTACTTTATTATCAGCAGAATCAGGTGCAAGTGATGTGCCAACTAATGTTATACAAGTAATGACTTCTGATGTAGACAAACATTGCATTGCATTTGGTTGTAACCCAATAGGTACAACTGCTATAGACCCACTGCTAGTAAGATTTTCTGATAGAGAAAGTGCAGTAGATTGGACACCAACAGCAACAAATCAAGCTGGTGGCGTACAACTTTCACAAGGTTCTGAAATTATTGGAGCACTTAGAACAAGACAAGAAATACTCATATGGACTGATGTAGGCATAGTGTCTATGCGTTTTGTAGGAGAACCATTTATATTTTCATTTACAGAAGTAGCAGAAGGGCAGTCTCTTATAGCACCTAATGCAGCAGTAAGTGCTAACAACAGAGTTTACTTTATGGACACTGGTGGATTTTATGTTTACTCAGGTTCTGCTGAAAAATTACCATGCACAGTTTTAGACTATGTATTATCTGATTTAAACTTAGGTCAATCATTTAAGATATTTGCTGCTGTTAACAATATTGCTAATGAGGTTATGTGGTTTTATCCATCAGGCACTAATACAGAAATAGACAAATATGTTTTGTATAACTATTTAGAAAATGTTTGGAGCATTGGAACTACAGATGATGGCTTTACTAGAACAGCTTGGGATGAAGCATCAATATTAGAATACCCTATAGCTGCAAGTAAAAATGATTCAAGCAATTTAAATTATGTTTACAATCATGAGAAAGGTCATGGCAATGATGGTAGTAACTTTACAGCATACATAGAGTCAAGTGATTTTGACTTAGAGCCAGACGGAGATAAGTTTACTTTTATATCTAAGTTAATACCTGATATACAATTTAGAGATCAACAATCAACAAGCGACAGCGTTACTTTTACTATTTCAGGTAGAGATTATCCATTACAAGATTTAACTACTTTGCAAACTATTAATGTTACTCCTAATTCTACATTTGAAAATACACGAGCTAGGAGCAGACAAGCTGCATTAAAAATATCTAACTCGTCTAGTGACTATGGATGGAGAGCAGGTGATCTTAGATTAGACATTAGACCAGATGGTAAAAGATAATGGCTGATATCAAAACGATAGCACTACCATTACCAAACCAAGAGTTTGATAGAAATAATGAAGCTGTAACACGCAGATTAATAGAACAAGCAATACAAGAAATTAATATTAAAATTACTTTATTGGATAGAATGAAATCTACTACTATAAGCAAGGCTTCTAAACGACATCAATTTTTACTTATGGGAATGAAACATGGCTGATAATCTTAAAGTATTAGGACAGTTAGACCCAGCAGCTACTACAACTACTGTGCTATACACAGTTCCAGACATGACACAAACAACAGTTAGTTCTATTGTTGCAGCAAATCGCACAGGTTCTGCTATTACTTTTAGATTAAGTGTTCATGTAGGTGGAGCAGGTGCTGACGATAAACAGTATATATACTATGGCAAATCAGTAGCAGCAAATGATTCCCTAGCAATAGTTTTAGGTATAACATTAAATCAAACCGATGTTATCAAAGTTCACACAAGTGCAGTCGACATGAGTTTTAATATGTTTGGCTGTGAGACCAAGGAAGAAAGATAATGCAATATAAAATTAAAAAAGGCGATACTCTTAGTGCTATATCTAGAAAATTAGGTATTTCTGTTAAAGACTTAGCTGCAGCTAATAAAATTAAAGATGTTAATAAAATACAAGCTGGTGCAAGTTTAATTATTCCTCAACCTAAAAACAAAAAATCTTCTGCTGTAGAAAAAGTTATACCTCAAACAAAAAAAGAAATTAAATCAAAACAAAAATCTAAAGTAAAAAAGAAAAAAGAATCTATATTACCAATTAATGTAAGACAATTTTTTAATCCCAACGAAGATAGAACACAAGAAGATTTTTCAGAATCTGAATTAAAAGCTCTTAGAGAAGTCATAGATTATAGTCAATCAGAAGAAAGAAGAGCAGATAAAATATCAAGAAATGTTAATCCTAATCAACTTGAATATTCAGATTACAATGCTATGACAGGTGTTTCTGCAGGAGATTCTGCTCAATTAAATTCAACAGGAAGTATTTTTAATAAAGTTACAAATCCTTATGCAATTTTAAAAACAACTTTAGGTAAAGCAACAGTTAATCAAAATGAAGATGGTACTTATCAAGTAACAGATAAATTTGATTTCAAACCTAAAACTGATAGTACAGGATTAAGTAAATTATCAGAATATGCTCAAAGTATTTCTGAGCAAGGGTTTAATCCTTATGGTCAACTAAGAAATTATATGGGATATTATGGACCTCAAGAAGGAACTGGACAAGGTGGTAATATGAATATTACTGCTGCAAATGGTGGATTAATAAATTATGCTAAAGGTGGACAAATGGATATAAAACAACAAACACAAAATGTAGCCAATCAAGGTCGCTATGGCGATTCTATGCTTCTCCATGTTAATCCAGCAGAAGTTAAAGGCTTGGCACAAGCAATGCCTATTAC